GGAATGCGCTGCCTTCGAGCGTGGTTGAGGCTCTGATGCTTGAGTTGCTTGGCTCTGTGGAGGCTGCTGAGGACGACGAGGATCTGGACCCAAAACCCTCGTCAAGCAGCTTAAGAAAGACGGCGAGCTAGTTCTTGAGTTATTGGTGGCAGAGAAGCTAGGGATGACCCTGGTGGAAATGCGGGAGCGGATGACCCCAGAAGAACTTTGGCTGTGGTCAACGTTCTATGAGTTGAGGCGGCAGGAAGAGCAGGCAAGTTTGGATAAGGCAAAACGGCGAAGATAGACTGGGGCAACGCGAGCGGTATTCGTGTCCCAGTCCACCATCGATATTGTCGTTAGGACTAGAGGGGAGCGCGAGCTAGACAGGCTGCAGACGCAAATGAGGCGCCTCCAAGGTGAGGTCGCAAGGCTGCAGGGCAGGCTGCCAGCAGCAGCGAATGGGATAAGGCAAACAGGGCGTGCAGCTGCTACTGCCTCCAATGGTGTCACTCGTTTGATTGGTGCTCTTGGCAGGCTTGGTTTGGCCTATGGAGCTGTAAGAGCAGGACAGGCGGCAATTCAGACAGGTATCAGCCGGGTTGAATCAGAGCGCCGTATTGTCTTTCTTGCGCGGGGTTATGGCGAGGTAGCGGCTTTAACGGAAGCTGCAGAAACAGCCGCCAGGCGATTCGGTGTTAGCCAAACCGAAGCCAATGAGGCGTTGGCTACGACATACGCCAGATTGCGTCCTGTCGGCGTTGAGCTGAGTGATATTGCAAGCATCTACGCAGGTTTTAGTACCGCAGCTCGACTTAGCGGTGCATCTGCACAAGAAGCCGAGGGTGCGTTCCGCCAGTTAGCGCAGGGCTTGGGTAGCGGCGCTCTGCGTGGTGACGAGTTCAACAGCGTTGCCGAGCAAGTGCCTGGCATTTTGACGGCGATTAGCAAAGAAACAGGCGTCGCCCAGGGTGCGCTGCGGGACTATGCCGCTGAGGGCAAAATCACCGCCGATATTGTCATCCGTGCTCTGAAGCGGATTGAAGAGGAAGGCGCAGATCAGCTCAGCGAAGCCCTGGACGGACCAGCGCAGAAGATCAAGGACTTTCAGAACGCGACCGAAGAAGTTCAGGTCGCATTGACGAGGACCATCGTCCCAGAAATGGCGGACAGTTTTAGAGATCTGGCGGGCGTCATCTTGGCGCTAGAGGGACCGATCAAATACATCGGTGGTCTTTTCGCCAACGCATTCGGCGCGGCGAATGATTTGCTCAGCTTGTTTGGCCAAGGCACGAGTGGCACTCGCAGCACGATCGAAGCTGGGCGGCTTCCTCTTGAAAATGACCTAGGGATCTTTGGCAGGGGTGAGGGTTCGCGTCAGTTGTTTAGTGAGACGATCACCCCGTTCGGAGTGGGGCTAGAGGGTCTCAAGAAGGAGGCATACGTCGCGGCTGAAACCACGGGCAAGACGTATAGCGAGGCCCTGATTGCAACGATGCAGAAATATCTGGCTGCATCGGATCAAGCAACGGCGCTTGACGCTGCTTTTGCTAGTGGCCAAGGAGGTCCGAGGCCATCCCTACCAGATCCCCTTAGACCTTCTTCTGATTCCTCCAAGAGCGGCAAGTCTGCAGCTGATGTAGCAAAAGAGCAGCTGAAGACTTATACCGACCTGAGCCGCGAGTTCAGCCGTCAGGTGGCGCTGCTGCAGGCGCAGGATGAAACAAGTCGGCGACTGCTGGAGATTGATTACCAGTTCCTAGATAACCAGGCCCAGATCAATGAGATCCAAGACTCTTCGCGGCGGTTGACTCTGGAGGCCTTGAACGCTGATTTGAAGCGTCTGGAGGTGCAAGACGCACTGACCGATGCTGCTAGGGCCTACAACGAAGAGAAGCTGCGGGGCGCTTCATACGACGGGGGAGAGGTTGCTCGCCTCAGTGAGCTGACTGAATCTGCCGAGCTGGCAGCAATGGCAGGGGAAGCGGTAGGTAATTCCTTTGCCAACAGCTTGAAGTCGGTTGCAGATGGGACCAAGACAGCGCAGGAGGCCATTGCTGACTTCTTCCGCAGCATTGCCAGCGCACTGTTGAACTACGCCGCCACAGCGATTGCTCAGTACATTGCGATCGGCATCGCTCGATCGTTTGCTGGCTTGAGTGGCGGCAGCATCAGCGGCCAAAGCTTTGGCGGCTTTAGCGGTGGCAGCAGCTTCGGCGTTGATACCACTGGACTCCAAGGTCCGCTGACTCCCTTTGCTGATGGCGGCATTGTTCGCCAGCCCACTGCTGCGCTGATTGGAGAAGCAGGGCCCGAAGCTGTGATTCCGCTCTCTGAGATGAGCAATATGAACGGCGATGGTGGAACCACCGTGGTCAACATCACTCTCAACGACGTGGGCGGCGGCAGCTCGACAGGTTCTGGTCCCAATAAGGAGGAAGCAGCGAAGCTGGCGAGAATGGTGGAAGCAGCAACCGTCGGCGTGATCCAGCGTGAACGTCGCCCTGGTGGTCTCCTCGCCCGCTAATCCATGCCAGTCTCCTGTTCCGGCCAGATCACACTGAATAACCTGTGCGTTGCTGTTAATGCGACCAAGCAGGCGAGCCTGCGCACGATCCAGCAGCAGTACGGCGATGGCTATGTCGCTCGTCGTCAGGACGGGGTGAACCCGCTAATGGAGACGTGGGAATTATCGACGCCGCCAATGCCTGTTGAGGACGTGCTGGCGTTGGAGCAGGAGCTGATCACACTGGGGACGAACTACTTTGTGTGGACCCCGCCCAATGAGCCTCTAGCGAAAAAATGGATCCTGGACCCCGTCATGTGGGATTGGAGCTATCAGACAGGTGATATGGCGAGCCTGTCGTTCACGCTGAAACGCTGGTATGACTAATGGCCGACGACCGCACGTTTAAGGACAACGCCGACCAACAGGGGTTACAAGGCGACGCCATTATTGACCTTTGGACGCTTGATCTGCAGCCGATTGATCCTGCAGTCGATCCTAATAACCGCTTCATCCGTTTCTGTAACTGGGTTGTAGCTGACGGCCAGTCGGTGTTCTCAGGCGGCCTTGAGTACATCGCCATTCCCTTCCAAGCGGGAGGGTTCAACCTGAAGACCGAGGGCGTGCCTCCAAGTCCCTCGATCACGCTTGGCAACGTTGGTTTGGAGTGGACTTCTCTTGCTAATACCTGGAACGATCTGATCGGGGGAAAGATGACGCGGCGGCGGATCCTGCGGCGTTATTTGGACGACGGTACAGCGCCTGACCCAAACGGTCACTGGCCCGATGAAGATTGGACGATTCAGCAGAAGGAACAAGAGAGCAAGCTGGCGGTCACTTTCAGGCTGAGCACTGCGTTCGACCTGGACGGGGTGATGCTGCCCAGGCGGAGAGCGTTGCGTTACACCTGCCCGTGGGTTTATCGCGGCGACGGCTGTGGGTACTCGGGGGCGCCTCTTGCTGATGTCAATGACCAGCCGCTAACGACGAGCACTTACCAACCGCTCCAGGCGGTTTTTGCTGCGCGGGAAACCATGGGCTTGAGGCTGTCGGAATTGAAGGTTGCAGAGAGTAACTACAACGCAGCGATCGCGCTCACGAACCAGAGTCTGAACGAGCTGCAGGGCGCTCAAAACGCGAGGAATAACTACAACGGCGAAGACACGATGGCGGAGGAGCGTTACAGCTTCACTAAGTGGGAACTCGACTCAAATACTTACGCCTGGATCGACTACACCGGCGGTCACCATGCCTACTGGGCGGGCGTGGACAAGGGTGGCGGCTATGAATGGCGCAAGGGTCCTTATGTAGATCGCGTCGTCGAGACAGGCAAGTATGAGGTTGCCCCTGCACAGCTGCAGGGCAACCACTACAAGATGCAGCGGTGGGTCAAGACCTACAACCAGACTGCTGCGTTGGATGCTGCGCTTGCTACGGCCCAGACCAACTACGACAACGCAAGGGGGGCATCTGACGCGGCCTATGCGGACTATGTGACCGCACAGACGAACTACAACAACGCAAAGACGGATTACGACAACGCTGTCGCTGCTTACGAAGCCGCACCTCTGCCGCCTGGCGATGACAACGACGTCTGCGGTAAGCGTTTAACTAGCTGCCGTCTGCGGTTCTACGACCCGGTGACGGAGACCTACGCCGACTTGCCCTATGGCGGTTTCCCTGGTCTGACCCTATGAACTGGCTAACGCATGACCAGAAAAGCGAAATCCGCAAGATGGCGTCCGCGACTTCAGCGCAAGAAACCTGCGGCTTTGTTTTGCAAGATGGTCGGGTGGTCGAGGTGCAAAACAGTGCCTCCAACCCTGTGGAAGAGTTTGAGATCAGCCCGATGGCCTACGCCCACTGGGACGAGGCAGGGATCAAGGGTGTTTGGCATAGCCATTTAGAGCTAGAAGCTTTTAGCCCGCTGGATCAGCAGGTGATGGCCCAGGACACGCTGCCTTGGGCGGTCTATTGCTTGCGGACGGACAAGTTCATTCAGGCCGATCCTGATGGCATCGCGCCATTGGTTGGTCGTCCGTTTTGCTTTGGGACTTACGACTGCTACAGCTTGGTGAGCGACAAACTGGCGGAGCTAGGCGTTCAACTCCCAGCGTGGCCCCGTGGCAGATACGGCGAATGGAACACCGCAGAGTTTCGGCCATTCGATGAGCAGTGGAAACACGTCGGCAGACCTGTCGCCAATGGGCCGTACCAGGAGGGTGACATCTTGCTGATGAACCTCGGCGACCACGCTGGCCATACTG